ACGGAGAAGATCCATTACTAACAAAAGCTTGGTGTGGAGCTCAGTGGAATGGACCGAGTCAAGGACAACTTGATCCACTTAAAGAAGTTAAAGCAAGTACTTTAAGAGTTCAACAAGGATTCTCTACTAGAACAAAAGAAACTGTTGAGCTTAACGGCGGTGATTTTGAGCAAAATGTAAGAATTTTAGCAAAAGAATACAAATTATTAGATGAAAAAGGAGTGATGATTAACAATGCCGAAAATGACAAAGAAGTTTTGGAACATAACGAAGAATGAAGAAGCAAAAAGTGCTGATGTTGTTATGTATGGGACTATTGGTTCTGACGAATATTGGGATGATGTCTGTGACAAAACAATCAAAGAAGAAATTGGAAACCTAGGTGATGTAGAAAATATAAATGTACATATCAACTCACCTGGTGGAAGTGTATTTGCTGCGGTGGCAATAGCAAACACTTTAAAAAATCACAAAGCTAAAGTTACAGCTTTCATAGATGGTCTTGCAGCAAGTGCAGCAACGATTATAACTAGTGCTTGTGATGTTGTAAAAATGCCAAAAAATGCCATGTTTATGATACATAATCCATTGACATGGGCTTATGGAAATAAGCAAGAGCTGGAAAAAACTGGAATTCTTTTAGATAAGGTTAAAGATAGTATCTTAGAAACTTACTTAGCTAAAGCTAAAGGCAAAACGAAAGAAGAACTATCTGCACTTATGGACGAAGAGAAATGGTTTAATGCTGAAGAAGCTAAAGAGTATGGGTTTATTGATGAGATAGTAGATGAAGTAGAAAATCTACAGAATGTCAATAATTTACTAATTGTAAATAGTTTGGCGTTTGATATTTCAAAATTTAAGAATTTCCCAGGTTTTAAACCTACTGAACCTGTAACAGAGCCTACTCCAGAACCTACTCAAAATACAGCTACAAATACAGCTACAAATACAGAAGAAATGACTGTAGAAAAGTTTAAAGCTGATTACCCAGAATTGTATAAAAACATAGTTAATTCAGCGGTTCAAGGAGAAAGAAATAGAATAGAAGCAATTGAAAATCTTGAAATAGCAGGATTTGATGATGTCGTAAATACTGCTAAATTCAAAGAACCAGTTGATGCTGCAAACTTAGCATTAAAAATATTAAATATCAAAAAAGAAAAGAATAAAGAGACTCTTAAAAACATACAAGAGGAGAGTCAAGCAACACCTGTTCCTGTGGCACCAAGAGCTGAAGAAGGTTCAGGAAGTGTTGCAGGAATATCAGTATGTAACATTTTAAAGTATATGAATAAAAAGACAGGAGGTACAAAATGAGCTTTATAGAAAAAGGTAATGAGTACGGAGTTGACCAATTATTAAGTGGTACAGGTCACAAAGTTATGGAATTAGAAGTACCACAAGGGAAATCAGTTAAGAGAGGGCAAGCGGTAAATGCAAGTGCAGAATTATCTGATGGAACAGATTTATTTGGAATAGTTTTAGAAACAGCTGATGGAACTACAGCTAAGACTAAGACAACTGTTGTAGTGTTTGGAGAAGTTATTTTCGAAGGACTTGAGCTAAAAGCAGCTACTGCTAAAGCTGATTTTATCAAAAAAGCTAGAGAAAAAGGAATAATAGTAAAAGAATTAGGAGGTAGATATTAATGGCAGTATTATTAGAATTTTTAGGACTATATGACCAGTCAGTTATAAAACCAAAGACATTTATTAGAGACATGTTTTTTGCAAAACATGATCCCCACGAAACTTCAAAATGGGAAATTGAGTACAGAAAAGGTAGACAATTAGTAGCCCCTTTCGTTTCTGAGTTAATACCAGGAACTGAAGTAGTGAAAAGAAGTTATTCATCTAAATACTACAGTGCTCCAAAAGTAGCACCAAAAAGAACTTTCTCAGCACAAGAACTTTTCTTAACTAAATCAGCTGGAGAAACTATCTACGGTGGAATGTCACCAGAGGAAAAAAAGGCTAAGAAAATCGGTGAATCATTTGCTGAATTTGAAGAACAAATCTCAAGAAGAGAAGAGTTAATGTGTATTGACTTGCTGTTCAAAGGTTCAATAGTAGTAAAAGGAGAAGGAATTGAAGACAAAATAGAGTATGGAACTGTTCAAGAAATTACTCCTACAATATTATGGAATCAGCCAAATGCAAATATTTCAGGAGATATAGAATCTGTAATAACTTTAATAGGTGAAACTACAGGGCAAAGAATTGAGCATATAGTTATGGATCCAGTTGCAGCAAGACTATTTACTCAAAATGAAAAAATAGCTAAATTACTAGATATTAAAAATGCTAATTTTGGGCAAATAGATCCTAAAGAGTTAGCAAGTGGAGCTATATATATTGGAACTTTAGCTCCTTACAATATCCCTATCTACTCATATCAAACTCAACATTCAGTGTTAAAAGCGGATGGAAAAACATATGACACAGTGAAAATGATTCCAGAAGGAAGAGTATTGTTTGCACCGTCTAACAATGTTCTGCACTACGGTCCTGCCGCGGATATAGAAAAGGGGATAATTGTTGCTGAAAGAGTGCCTTTTGAAGATAAGGATACTAAAGCCAACACTCTTGAAGTAAGAACAGAATCAAGACCTTTACCTGTTCCATTCGACATTGATGCTATAAAAGTTTTAAAAGTTAAATAAGGAGGGATAGCATGAAATTAAAAGTTAAACAATCACTGATTTACTGCGGAATAGTTTATAATCCAGGTGAAGTAGTGGATATCTTAGAATCAGATATCATAGAAAGAGTTAAATCCCTTGAACTCGTAGAAGCTGAAGAAGTTACTGAAGAAGCTGAAAATCTCGAAGAAGTTGAAGAAACTACTGAAGAAAACACAGAAGTTGAAGAAACTAATAAAAATTCAAAAAAATCTAAAAAGGCATAACTATGAGCTTTAAAGAAGAAGTTACTAATGACCTTGCTAGTGTTTTTTTGAACTTAGAAGAGTTTGGAGACACACATACTATAGGAAAAAAAGAAACTGTCTGTGTTATCGATGAGGAGAGATTTCAGAATAAGCAGAGAAACAGAACTAGATCTTTAGAAAATGATGGGTTATTTATTGAAGGGATGACACTCTTTATAGAAAAGTCCTTCTTTAAATACCCACCTCATTCTGGAGAAAAAATCTTAGTAGATGGTGTTAGATATTTAGTAGAAGAAACTAAGGAAGACATGGGTTTATTGGAAATAGACTTAACGAGGTATGATGAAAAATGATAGGAGTTAAGGTTGAAGCTACAGGAATAAATGAAGTTATCAATACTCTTGGAAAATATGAGAGTGAGTTACCTGGGTGCATATCAAGAGCTATTAATCGGTCACTTGAAATGGTAAAGACTGAGCAAATCAGGAAGACAACGGAGTCTTATTTTGCTCAGAAAAGTAAGTTGCTTAGTAGTGTTAATATATTTAAAACTAACAAAAGTAATTTAACTGGTTCTATCATAAGTAGTGGTAGAGTTATAGGTTTAGACCATTTTAAGTTAAATCCTAAAACTAGGACAAAAGGAAAGATAGTTCAAGCTGCTGTAAAAAAAGGAGGGTATAAATCATTACCTAACGCATTTATAGCATACAAGAGCGGACATCTAGGAGCTTTTGAAAGAACTGGTAAATTCATTACAAAAAATGGTAGAAAAAGAGAGACTATTAAAAGACTAATGTCAGTTTCAGCACCGCAAATGCTTGGTAATTTATCTATTTTAGAATATCTACAAGGCTATGCAGATGAAAAATTCAGAATGAGATTAGAGCATGAAATAAACAGGGTGATAGGGTTATGATTATTGAAGTAGAAAAACTTGTATTTGATTTCTTGACAGAGAAATTGCAAGATAAGAAAGTTACAGTATATCATGGATTATTGCCAGAAATTAATCATGAAGATAGAGAAGAAGGAAAGAGCGAGAAAGACCTCTTTCCTTTTGCTATTTTAAGGGTTACTAAGTTTGAGCAGACAAGAAATGGAATCGATAACTATGATGTACCTGTGGATTTAGAAGTGTGGATAGGTACTAAAATGGAAGATGAGAAAGATTACCTAAGTAACTTATCTATAGGAGACTATTTGAAAAAAGAGTTTTTAAATGAAAGTACAGTAGATGGAAAATTTGCTGTGGATCAATCTTTCCCATTTTCTATAGAGTACTTTACTGCAGAAGCAGAGCCTTATTTTTACTCTGTTTGTAGATTTAGAGTATTTGGAGTACCTGACGCATCAGAAGTAGTTGAGAGAAAAATAGCTAAACTGCTTGGAAGGAGTTAAGAATGAAAACATATATTTACGTAGGTAAAAAGCTAGATTTACCTGAGTTTCTCTTTGTTAGAGGGACTGTGTATTTTGGAGAAGAAATTGAGAAACTTATTGAAAAATATCCACTACTTGGAAGATTATTAATTCCTGTGGAAGATTATCCAAAAATCAATAAGGATTATCAATATTTTAATTCAATAGTAGATGAAATAATAGGAGGTAGAAATGGGTTATAAACATGGTACATACCAACAAGAAGGGGCTACAGCCTTTCAATTACCTGTGGTTTTAGATTATGGGCATTTTATAGTTGGAACAGCACCAATTCACAAAGTTAAAGCTGAGAACAGAAAAGTCAATGAAGTAGTAAGAATAGGTACTTATCAAGAAGCTATCCAATACTTTGGAGATACTTATGATTTAGATTTCTCTATATCGCAAGCTATCAAAGTTTTCTTTGAGTTGTATGCAGTTGCTCCACTTTACATAGTTAACATCTTAGATTTAACTAAGCACAAATCAGAAAAGAAAACACTTGCTAATAAAGCACTTGAAAAAGGAAAAGTGCTAATACCAAGTCACAAGGTAATTCCAGAATCTGTAGTAGTTAAAAATGCAACAGGAAAGCAAGTTATATCCGATGCAAGAACTGTTTACACAGCTGAAGGATTAGAAATTTATGCAACTGTAGCTGGAAATAACGTAGATATAGAATACGAAGAAGTTGACTTATCTAAAGTTACAAAAACAGAAGCTATAGGCGGATTTGGTAGCACAACAATGAAAAGAACAGGGCTAGAATTAGCAAACGAAATTTTCTTGAAGTATAGTGAATTACCCGCTTTTATAGATGTTCCTGATTTTTCACATGAAAGTGATGTTGCAGCTATCATGGAAACTAAAGCTAAAACACTGAATGGTGGAATGTTTGAAGCAATAGCATTAGTAAATGCTCCAGTTGACAAGAAATACAATGAATTGGTTGAATGGAAAGAAACTAACAATGTTTTAAGCAATGACCAAGTATTGCTATATGGAAAAATCAAACTTGCTGGAGAAGTTTACTATCAATCTATACACTATGCAGCTTTATCTATGAAAGTTGATGGAGAAAACAATGGTGTTCCAAGTCAGGGGCCATCTAATTATTCATATAAAATGGACGCATTTGTATGGAAAAATGCAGGTGGAAAATATGAAGAAGTTAGGTTAGACAAGGAGCAACAAGCCAATTTCTTAAATAAAAACGGTGTTGTTACTGCTATAAACTTTAAAGGTTGGAGATGTTGGGGATCTGAAACAGCTAAGAATCCTTTAGCAACAGACCCAAAAGACAAGTACATTTATGGTCGTAGAATGTTCAAATACATTGGAAATGAACTTGTTATATCATATTTTAATAATGTGGATAAAAAGTTCAGTTTGAAAATGGCTGAAACAATGAAGAAATCTATGAATATTAGATTAAATGCTCTTGTTGCTGCAGACCAACTATTATCTGCTAAAGTTAATTTCTATGCTGAAGATAATAGCTTGATAGATATCATAAATGGAGACATTACTTGGACTATAGAACTTGGAATAATACCAGGAGCAAAATCTATAACATTCAAGAAAGTTTATGATGTTGATGCATTACAAAAATTTGCTGAAAGCTTAACAGCTTAAAAAGGAGGGAAATAATGGGAAGAAAACAAATACCTAATGCTCTTATAGATGCTGAAACATATTTCAATGGATCAAATGACCTTGCTGGAATATCAGAAGTGGAATTGCCTAACATTGAATATGACACAGTTACATCTGAGCAAATGGGATTAACTGCTGAATTAGAAGTGCCTTTAATGGGACACTTTAAGAAATTAGAAGCTAAAATCAAAATGGACTGTGTTGATGAGTCGATTCTTGCAATTAATAATGGGAAATCTATTTTAGTTGAATGTAAAGGTGCAGCTCAGGCTATGAACAGAGAAACACACAATGCAGATGTTTATGGCATAGATGCAACTTTCAAAGGCTTAATTAAGAAAATGGACGGGCTAAAAATGAAGCCTAGCGGAAAACTAGAAACATCTATTGATTTATCTGTAACTTACTTCAAGTTAGAGATAGGTGGAAAAACAGTCGTAGAAATAGATGTACTTAACAATGTAAATGTAATTCAAGGGCTTGCTAATCAAGCAGTTAGAAAATACTTAGGATTAAATTAAGGAGGACTTAAATGAAAGTAAAATTATCACAAACATATAATTTCGGTGGAAAAGAATTCAATGAACTTGACATAAATATTGAAGAAATGACAGGAAAAGATTTTATGCTGTGTGAAAAAGAATTCAAAGCAAGAAATAAAGAAGCTGGAGCTGTAAAAGAACTAGAAGACTCTTGGGCTATAACTGTAGCTGCTAAATCAGTTGGAGTTAAGTATGGAGACTTACTTAATCTTGTAGCAATAGACTACTTGAAGGTGGTGAACGGAGTAAAGCGTTTTTTGAGTCAAGGTTGGGAAGACAAAGAGGCTCAGAAGGATACTACAGAGGAAGTAACAGAGGAAACTGGTGCTTAATCTATCTGGATATGATAACAGAGCTTTTAAGAGTTCTTAATTATTTTAAAGTTAATGTAAGCTACGATTCTATA